GTGAACTAGGAGATAATACACAAACACAACAATGTACACCTGTGTCAATACAAGGTACAAAAAAAACATTTTGTACAATTTCTACTAACACGTATTTTACAATGGGTATAGACAATAGAGGTCAAGTTTGGGGTTGGGGTTATAATAATAATGGTCAATTGGGTGTTAATTCAATAATAAATAAATGTACACCAGTATCAATACAAGGTACAAAAAAAACTTTTTGTAATATATCATCTGGATATAACTTTACAATGGGTATAGATAATGGAGGTCAAGTTTGGGGTTGGGGTTATAATTTCAATGGTCAATTAGGAAATAATTCACAAATAATAGAATTTACACCAGTGTCAATACATGGTACAAAAAAAACATTTTGTGAAATTAGTGGTGGAGATAGATTTTCACTAGGAGTAGATAATATTGGTCAAGTTTGGAGTTGGGGTGCTAATGATGCCGGTCAATTAGGTATTATGCTAAATAAGTGTACGCCAGTATCAATATCCGGGGTTAAAAAGACATTTTGTGAAATTAGTGGTGGAGATAAATTTTCAATAGGAGTAGATAAAAATGGTCAAGTATGGGGTTGGGGCTATAATAGTTTTGGTCAATTAGGAAATAATTCAACAATAGTTAAATATTCACCAGTATCAATATTAGGTGCTAAAAAGACATTTTGTGAAATTGTCGCCGGGTCAATAGGAATAGATAATCATGGCCAAGTATGGGGTTGGGGTTATAATAGTTATGGTCAATTAGGCGATAATTCAGTGGGGATTCATTGTACACCCGTATCAATACACGGCATAAAAAAGACATTTTGTAAAATTAGTTTCGGACAAAATTTTTCAATAGGAATAGATAAAAATGAACAGGTGTGGTGTTGGGGTTATAATAGAAAGGGTCAATTAGGAGATAATACAAGCACAGAACAACATACACCAGTATCAATACACGGTGTTAAAAAAACATTTTGTAAAATTTGTGCCGGATTAAATTTTATGCTTGGTATAGATAATATAGGTCAAGTTTGGGGTTGGGGTTATAATAATTATGGTCAATTAGGAAATAATTCAACAATAGATCAATGTACACCAGTATCAATACAAGGTACAAAAAAGACCTTTTGTGAAATTCGTCCTAAAGCTTTATCTACTATTGGAATAGATAATTATGGTCAAGTCTGGAGCTGGGGACGTGGCATATACGGTCAATTAGGAAATAATTCAACAATAGATCAATGTACACCAGTATCAATACAAGGTGCTAAAAAAACATTTTGTAGAATTGGTAGTTTTGGTGAATCTACGATAGGAATAGATAATCATGGTCAAATATGGGGTTGGGGTTATAATAATTATGGTCAACTTGGAAATAATTCAATAATAAATCAATGTACACCAGTATCAATACATGGTGCTAAAAAAACATTTTGTAAAATTTCACAAGGATGGAATCATGATATAGTAATAGATAATCATGGTCAAGTTTGGGGTTGGGGTTATAATTATCACGGTGAACTAGGAAACAATATTACTACTTATACTCCTCTTAAAGTTTCTTTTATTTAAAGTTTCTTTTGATGTCAACAATTATTATGTTTAAAATTTTAAAATTTTAAACAATTATTTTTTTTTATTATACAATAAATAAAAATAATATATTAATTATGTTACAAAAAGACAATTTAGTTTTAACTATCTCAATTGGCGCCTTTTATGAAAATTTAAGCATTACCACGTTACCATCAATTAAAAAATATGCAAAAAAAATAAATGCTGATTTTTTAAATATCACAGAACATGATACAAATTATATCACTCAAAAATGGAATAAGTTTCATATTCACGAGCTTTTAAATAAATATAAAAGAATATTATACTTAGATATTGATCTTATTATTAGAGAAGACACCCCAAATATTTTTGATATTGTTCCTGAAAATAAGTTAGGGATGTTTAATGAGGGTCGTTTTTCACCAAGATTTGAATATATAGAACAAGCATCAGAATATTATAAAGAACCAATAAAAGTAAAAAAATGGAATGGTACATTTTATAATTCTGGTGTTATGGTAATATCTAGAATGCATAAACAGATTTTTAAGTTGCCAAGAGGTTTTGATTTTGTTGAAACAGACCAGCCATTTATTAATCTTAGAATTATTAACGATAAAATTGACATGTTTGATCTTGAATATAAATTTAATAGGATGGATATGTTAGATAAATTTATGGGAATTTCAAGACTTGATTCATATATTGTTCATTATGCTGGTGCACCAAAAGAAATTCTTTTAGATGTTCTAAAAAAAGATATTGAACAATGGAAAATAGACTCACCAGAATATAATTATCAAAGAAATATATTAATATCTGTAACTGCAGGTATGGGAGACCAACTTTGTGCTGAACCAGCAATTAGATATACTGAAAAATTATATCCAGATGCTAACATATTTGTTGTTACTCATTTTCCAAGATTGTTTGAACATCTTGATATGCCAGTTTTCGATTATGATCAATGGAAAGGTATGCAAGATGCTGTAATCACAATGCATACTTGCCCAGATGATGAGCAAACTGAACATAAATTATCACACGTTCTTTTTCATCCAACAGATTTTGCAACAATGTCAATGATAAAAAGAACTATTCCAAACGAAGACAAAACTATTAAACTTAAACTTGATGTTGAAGATGTTGCATCAGTTATTGATATGATGAAAGATAAGCCACATGATAAAAAAATGGTACTTGTTCATCCAGGAAAATGGTGGCCAAGTAAAACATTTCCAATTGAGTGGTGGCAAAAAGTGATTGACGGCTTATCTGAAAAATTGTCAGTAGTTCTTATTGGTAAAACAATTGATGAAAAACAAGGTTATCTTCCAGTTACTTGCCCCCCAGGTGGTTATGATTTCAGAGATATAACAACATTAGGTGAACTTATTGCTCTTATATCATTATCAAAGGTGCTTGTAACTAACGATTCATCACCTTTACATATTGCTGGCGCATTTGATAATTGGATTGTCGTTATGCCAACTTGTAAACATGCTGAGCATATACTACCATTTAGAAATGGCACACAATCTTATAAAACAAGAGCAATGCAAAAATCTTTACTACTAGATGATCTTGAAATAAGACATACAGAATTTTATACAGATACTATTGATAAAATTCCAGAAGGTAAAACATTATATGATTATTTACCTGAACCAGAAGATGTTGTAAAAGAAGTTCTTAGAATATATGAAGAAGAATAAAGTTACTATTCTGTTGACAACTTGTGATAGATACGAAACAACTTTACCACTTTGTTTAATGTCAATTTTCAGTCAAACCTACTCTCCATATAGAGTAGTTTTGATTGATGATAGTAAACAAAAAAAATTTTATGATTTTCAAATATTAAAAAATATTTTAGTTTTATTCAAAGAAAAAAATATTGAATTTGATTATTTTTATGGTCAATGTAAAGGAGCTGTACCAGCTCTTCAGATAGGACTAGAAAATATAGAAGATGGTTGGGTTTTTAAAACAGATGATGATAATATTTTATCTAGTAATACATTAGAAATATTAGTTAAAAATATTAAGCCTAATATTGGTGCAATGTCAGGTATTATTATAGATAAATATTTATATTCATTTTATAAAGATAATCCTGATAAAAGGCCGAAGGAAGAAAATGGATATTATTCTAAAATAGAAAACATTTATTCAGAATTTAATATTCAAATGGTTCACGAACAATCAAAAGATATAAAAAAAGTAGAGCATTTATATTCTAATTATTTTTTTAATAGAATTGTTGCTGATGATTATCCTTTAGAAATGTCGCCATCATCTCATAGAGAAGAAACAGTATTTACTTATAATATATTTAGAAAAGGTTATGATTTAATTGTTATACCACAAGTTAAAATTTATCATCTTTATTTTGATCATAAATCAGGAAATCGTCAATGGACAAATTCTGATAGAAGAAAAAATGAATTATTTTTAGTTAAAAAATTAAAAGAATGGAATATTATTCCAGATAAAATGGAAATTTTTGATGATGGAGAAAAAATATTTATCACTAAAAAAGGCGTTGATTATTTGATAGTTTATGGAAATTAATGGTAGAAATGTACAGGTTTTTTCTTGTTATATGAATAATATTCCTGAAAGAGTTGTTGAATGTCAAAAGCAAGTTTTTGATACATTTAATATGGAATTGAACCAAGAATTTACAGATTTATCATTTCATCATGATTGGATGGATCAAAAAATAAAAAGTTTAGATTTTGATATCTTAATATTTTTTGATATTGATTGCATTCCATTAAAACCTAAATTATATGAATATATAGTTGATCAAATTTCAGATGATAATTCTATTATAGGTGTTGAACAGGTAAATCAAACTAGAACTCCTAATTTTGTTTATGCTGCTCCAGCTTGTTTTGGAATAACAAAAAAAGTTTATGAAAAATTGAATAGTCCATCTTTCAAATTGAGAGACGAATATGATTGTGGTGGTGAATTTAGTTGGGTTGCTCCAAAATATGGCGTGAATGTAAAATTATTTGAAATAACTTCGTCATTAAATAAAAAATGGAAATGTTTAAATAAACGGTATGGTAATGGTACAACATATGATGATTGGCTATATCATCAATTTGAAATACGATTTTTTGATATTGCAACTCAAGATAAAATAAATGCATATCAATTTATTAAAAAATGTAAGGAAATAATTTTAAAATATAAATGAAGCCAATAATAGTAATAACTCACGAACGGTCAGGTACTCACTTGCTAATAAATTTAATAAATTATGATAAGAATGGAGAATTTCATACTATTGGTTTTATTCCACAGTCTATACCATATACTTTAGAAAACTATAAACATTATACATATAAAGATATTGTTGTTAATTCGTATATTGAAAATATAGTTTGTAAATCACATCATCAAGTTGAATTTGTTTTGTCTTATTTAGATTTTTTATTTGAGAAGTATAAAGTTATTTATTTAAAAAGAGATGTTAAAGATGTTTTGGTTAGTTATTATAAGTTTATACCATTTCCTAAAGATTTAGATAGATTTCCAAAATTTGAAGATTGGATTTTTAGTAAACCTGATGATATTGGTAGAGATTTTTTGCTGCCATATTCACCAGATCCTCATGTTATAATTGAGCCTGAAAATTATGTAAATAGGTGGAAATTACATATTGATGGATGGATGAAATATAAGGATAATATGCTTGTGTTGAATTATGAAGATATATTATTAGATTTTAATAATCAAAAATTGATAATTGAAAATTATATTGGTAAAAAAATTGGGGATGTAATACCTAATGTTAATGATAAAAATTTACCAAATTTTAATCCTGGTAAAGGCGTGGTTGGAGAATATAAGAATTGGATGTCTCAGGATTTGATAGATAAAATAAATTTATTGGTTTAAATTTATAAAAATAAAAATAAAATATGAATAAATTAAGTTTTTTTACACCACTAATGCACAAATATGAATATGAGTTTATTGAAAAATATTTGAATAAAGATGATATTTTTTTAGAATGGGGTTCAGGTAATTCTACCTTATATTTTTCTGGATTAGTAAAAAAAGTAATATCTATTGAGCATGATAAAGATTGGATTAATAATATTCAAATTGCTGTTGATAATTACAATATAGAAAATATTGAATTGAATTATATTGCAGCACATACACCAGATCCAATTCCATGTAGATATGAACAATTTAAGAATTATATTGAATTTCCAAAAAATAATAATTTGAAATTTACTAAAGTGTTAATAGATGGAAGAGCAAGAAAATATTGTGCTAAAGCAATATATGATATGATAGATGAAAATGTTATTGTAATGATACATGATTTTAATAGAGAAGATTATCAAATGACTTTAAAATATTATAATGTTATTGAGCAATTAACAGATGGTCAAGGAATTGTGGCATTAAAGAAAAAAAGTAAAGTAATAGAAGATAATAACTATTATTAATTTACAAAGGTGTTTCATTTAATAGTAAAAAATATTTTGTAGAGTTAATTTTTTTATATATAATAAAAAATTAAATCGTTCAAAATGATAAATCAGAAAAACACCTTTGTATCTTTTGCAGAACAATTAGCATTATTAAATAAGAATTCAATTGAAGTTATAACCAAATTAAATGATGTTGTAACTAATAGAAATTCGGTTGTTAGTGTTAATTTAATGAATAGTGATGGAACATCATCAACATATCAATTTCCAACAGTTGGTCAATTAAAAAATGAATTAGATATCGCTAATAGAAATATTAGAAAACTAGCTGGTTTAGCAGACTCAACTGCATATGTATCAGATGGTACAACTATGAGAAGGGTTTATGTTGATGACTTAAACCGTGAGCCAGATCCAATTGATAATTTAAATACAGTATCAAAATTTACATCAATTAATAATTCATTTTTTGAATCGTTGTCTAATCCTATGCTAGCGGTTGAACTTGATTTAACCGATCAAATAGATATAAAAGTTAATAAAGTATTATCTCGCAGATATATTATTAAATTTCAAAAAGATACATCTGGAAATTATACTACAGATGGTTTAACATCTAAAAAAGATTTTGAAAATAGATTTTTAAATAAAAATAATATAAGTATTGATGATTTAACAACTTGGTATGGTAATCCAAAAAATTATGGTGTGATGTTTTCTAATCAGCCTTATGATGAACAGCAATTTGATTTAGATTATGAGAAATTACAATATTATGGTACTTTTGATGTTGTTGGCGTTGATAATGACACTATTAATAAAAAATTATGGTATGCGTTAGGTTCAATTACATATTACGATTATTCTGGTAATACAAATACTTTAGCAATTGGTGATGAATTAATTATTAATAAAAAAAATTCATCAACAAAATGGAAAATTAAAGAGATTAGTACAGCTAAATCTAATTTTAGAGTTATTTTAGAAAGAACTGAAGGTTTAGAGCCTGTGCCAATTATTTCAAAAGCGTTAAAATTTTATAGTCCAACATTATCTAATAAATCAATTAAAGTGACAATTGGTTATGATGAATATAATGTAGTTTTTGTTAAGCCAATTAATACAGATTCTGGTATAGTAGCATCAACTTGGTCATATGGTACTTGTTTTTATAGTAATGATTTAGTATTAGATACTAATAATACAGTTTCAATGAATAAATATTATAGTGAAACTGTATATGATTATGGATCAGTATTAAAGGATATGATTGTTAAAAATATTCCTAGTAAATTCGGTTCTACACCAAATGTTCCTACTTTAGATAGTACTAATTTTAAAGTTGTACAAATTAATACACATTTGACAAATACTGCAAATTCAGCGAAGTTAAAAGCATTACAATCACAAAAAACATCTGTTAATTCACAATTAAGTCAATTGAATGACGCTATTACGCAAAAAACTAAGGAAGTTAGCACTAAACAATATAAATCGGTTTCTGATAAACAAGCTGCACAAAATCAATTAAATTCTTTAATTGATCAGCAAAATTCACAAACGAAATTATATACGTCTATTGTAAATAAAATTAGCGCAGAAAATACTGGATCATCTTCAACTGAAACACCAAAATTCAGAATTCGTGGATTTTGGAGTTTTCCAGCACCAATTGTTGTTACAACATCAGGACAGCAACAAAAACAAGAGGTGATACAATTTAAGGTTCAATATAGATATAGCGCCAAAGGTGGTTCAGAACCCACCACAGAAGGTTTTAATTTAAACATGACACAAACAATTTATACAAATGCTACCTCAACTGGAGATGTCTTAGACCAATCTAAAGCATATACTAATCCTAGTGTTTCAACTCAAAATTCAACTGTAACTGGATATTTTTCTAATTGGAATCAATTTTCAAGTGATGTAAGAGGAAGAACTTATAATAGTGCGCTAGATGTTTGGACTTGGAATGTGGAAGATGT